TTATTTGTTTTGATTTAGCAATATTTGTATGGTTCGTTCTTTCTCTGCCAGTAATTGCTGTAAATGTTCGATCTCTTTCGCTTGAGTTTCGATCATTATATTACCATCTCCGTGCTGTATTTTATTACCATTACCGGTAATTAATGGGCTTAGATCAGATATTTCAATGTTACGGTCAAAGAAATAATCAATAGGCAGTCGAAAGAAGTCTGCAATCTTTTCTAATGTATCTGCTCTGGGATTACCATCTTTAATAATAGCATCTAAACCTGATGGATATGTTTGCATATATTCTATCAACGATTTCTTCTTAAGATGTCGTTCTTCTAGTAATTTACTGATTTTATGACCATTAAACATTTTCCTATTTATAATTAGTCTAAAATGATAGCATATATAGTAATTTTAACACAATATACGCTATTTATATTATCTTGTTTTGTATGTTTGCAGTATAAATATAATTAAAAGATATGGAAGAAAAAACAGTAAAAAGTATGAATCTGGCACTCGAACGCCCAACAGAGCGTCTTTATGTCTTGATTCCAACAGAAATGGAACGTTTGCTAAATGAAAAAGCAAAAGAAATGAACACTAAAATAGCCCATGTAGTCAGACTGGCCATTGCAGAATTTATAACCAAGTAATTACTAACAAAAATCCCACTGCTAATCTTGGCGGACTCACAGCGGGATAAAATCTTTCGATCATGGAAACAAATGTACAACACTTTGGCCAAAGCGCCAACATCCCGGCCGGGATATTTTCCGGAACGGAACTATTTGCCCACAACGGGGATATGTATGCTATTTACAACGGAACCAGTATTTTATTCCAGGATTTACCCAGTATGGAAAAACGCAATTTTGTAGAAATGTATATGCAGGATAAAGAAGCCCAGGAATTTATCCGGAAACAATTCGGAATCACCGGTTTTGAGTCCGGATTTAAACAATGGCTTTTCTGCAAGTTTGGTTCCCTGGACGGAGACCCGGACTCCATCAATGGACAGATCACCCCTGACATCTATAATTCAGCATGTCAGCGGACAGATTGTTCTGGTCGCGGAAAAATATGCGGCAGCAATATAGCTTTAAAAGGACACGATATCGAAACTCTTCGTGAATTAAAATCCGGCAAAACAGCCAAAGAGATTGCAGACTCTTTGTGTATCTCCGAACCTGCTGTCAAAAGCCGGATCGAAAAGTTAAAAGACAAGTTTAATGTAGCCAATGCCGTTGCGCTCATCGGAATAGTTACAGAATTAGGAATATAGTCTGTGTTGAGTGACCTCCGGATGCCGCACCGGAAACAAAAAGCGGTGAGTTCTTTCACAATGTCCCGGCATAGCGTCATGGCCGGGACATCCTCCGGAGAAGATCGCAGGTGCGTAAAATGTAAAGATAACGGCTATCGCGCGAACAGCTGCCAGAAGGTTATCCGGGTTCGAATCCCCTCTCCGGTCAATTAATTCCCAACATCAAAACATGAAAAAGAAAGAACAACACTACCGCGTTTCTGACTTTGAAAACGCAATCAAGAAATCGGATCTCAATATCCAGGTTTCAATCATCAACTATCTCCCTGATTCTCTCTATGTAAAAGAGATCGTCGGATTTGTCGAGCAACATGACCGGGGCATCCGGGTAACCTGGAATAATAAAGGAGAAGCATTTGTCGCGAACGAGAAAGCTCCGGAATTTGACATTAACCTCTAAAACTTTAACCATGAATAAAAACAGAAGAAAAAGAATAGCAGATCTGCGTGAGCGGATTGATATCATAAAAAACGAGTTGGAGGAAGTAATGGAAGAAGAGCAGGACGCTCGGGATAACCTTCCCAATAATTTACAGGATTCTGAAAAAGCTGAAAAAATGGATGATACTATCGGTTCGATTGAATATGCGATTGGAAATTTAGAGGAAACTATCGAGAATCTGGATGAAGCAGTAAGTATTTAACTAATTGAATAAATATGAGCAGAAAAAATAGCTATCTAACAGTTACTGATCAGTTCTGTGGTGCCGGCGGATCATCTCAGGGTGTCCGGAAGTTGTCCCGGAAAATTGGTGGTGGGTTTGAGGTGAAACTGGCAATGAATCATTGGCGATTGGCAATTGAAACACATAATACAAATTTTCCGGAAACGGAGCATGATTGTGCCGACATACAAGCAGTTGACCCTCGACGTTATCAGAGTACGGATATACTAATCACTTCTCCTGAATGTACAAATCATTCCTTAGCCAAAGGCGTGAAAAGGAAATATCAGCAAACCAATACGCTTTTTGGTGATCTGACAATCGACCCCGCAGCCGAAAGATCTCGTGCAACAATGTGGGATGTTCCCCGATTTGCAGAGATTCACAATTACAATTTAATCATTGTAGAAAATGTTGTTGAAGCTCGACTGTGGATTATGTGGGATGCCTGGCTACATGCTATGCACAATTTGGGATATAATCACAAATGTGTATATTTAAATTCGATGCATGCTTTGCCGACTCCACAAAGCCGGGACAGAATGTATATTATTTTCTGGAAGAAAGGGAACAAAACACCTGATTTAGACTTTTGCCCAAAGGGTTATTGTTCTTGTTGCGGTAAAGAGGTTGAGTCTGTACAAAGTTGGAAGAATCCTAAAAAGAAATTTGGTAAGTACAGACAACAATATGTATATCGTTGTCCCAGATGCATGAATGAAGTGGAGCCCTACTATTATTCGGCATTTAATGTGATTGATTGGTCAAAGCCAGGAGAGCGAATCGGAGACAGGAAAAAACCTTTGGCGGCAAATACAATAAAACGGATAGAATGGGGCTTAGAGAAATGTGCAGATTCAAGTTTTGTTATTTATACTGACAATTCTAGTATGCTCAATCGCGCTTCCGGTATTACCGATCCGATGTATACACAAACTACTCGTCAGGTAGCCGCATTAATAACAAAAGGTTCTTATGGAGGAAGTGTTGAGCCGATAACTTCACCAGAATACACAATGACACCCCAGCATAATTTTGGAGTTGCAGGAATACCTATGCTGATTGACGAACACAACAAAAACGGCAAAAGTCGCCCTCTGTCAGAGCATGTATCGACCATCCTTTCAGGAGGTAATCATCACGGATTTGTAGGTATTCCGATGATAATAAAGAACTACGGAGGTGGTTTTGATCCAAAGAATGCACCAATTCCTGTTGAAAAAACATTAGGGACGCTTACAACAGTAGATTCTCATGCTCTATTGGGAATACCCTTTATAGTTGAAAACAGAGGTCAATCCAATACAAGAGATATCAACCAGGCAATGAGTACTCAAACTTCTATGATAACGCATGGAATTGCTTCTACAGAAGCCGTAAATGCTTTCCTGGCTTATTACTATGGAAATAATCAGGCATCAGGAATGTTTGATCCTGTTGGAACAATTCCAACAAAAGATAGAATAGCCCTCGTTTTATCTGCCCCGAAAAATATAGATATAAACGATTGTACTTATCGCATGCTCTTTCCGCATGAGGTTCAGGCAGCAATGGCATTCGACTCTGACTATATTGTTTGTGGAAACGGGAAAGAGAAAGTAAAGCAACTAGGGAATGCGGTTACGCCTCCAGTGATGGAATTGCTCCTGGAAAGAGGTGTTGAAACGTTTTATTAAACCTCAACTATTTAACAATTTGAATGCAAGGTATATGAAATCCCAAAAAAAGAAAGGCGATAAAATGGCTGAAATAGTTGGTGATGCTTACGATGAAAGATATGTGGACAAGGCAAATGTTATTGCGTCTGCACTTTGGTTGTTGGCAAAATCAACGAAATGGGAAGAAGATGTAAAACAGATTATTCTTGCTTGCTCTCCGCGATTTTTTAAAGAAGATATTTAACGATAACTTTAACGATTTGAAGTATGAAAAGACAAGTTTTAGAAATAGATAAAATGCAACACCTGAATGAATTAGGTGTCGACATAAATAAGGCAAGTATGTGTTGGATTAGGGAGCCAAATTCAGACAAATATCACGCGGTGCCTCACGATGAATTTTGTTATGAAATGTCCTGTCTGGCTCCGATAGCCACCTTCACCCTTCTGGATATTATAGAATTAATACCGCCACGCTTAAAGGAAAAATATGTTTTCCACATTCACAAAGTTGGTGATCATTATCATTTAGAATATAGTTATCCAGGGTGTGATGCAACACTTCATACCTCTTATTCCCACAATCTTTTGGACGCAGCTTATGATATGTATGTGTGGTATTTAACTAAGTATAAAACCTCTAATTTTTAACGATTTGAATGAAACGATATGAATAAAAAAGAACTTACGAATACAATAAAACAGTTAG